TAATAATCTTACCAGTAAATGAAGTAGATGTGCCTAAGTCAGCAGGCGCGCTTTCTACACGGACTAAAGTCTGTGAATAGCCAGCAGCTCCACTAACAGTATTTACGGCAAAAACCATTCCTTTTGTAAGGAAATCAACCGACGCACCGCCAGAAGCTGTTCCACCCGTAGCACCATCTGCATCAACTGTAAATGTATAAGAGCTTCCTGCGCTTACAGCAGAGCCCCCATTTACACCAGCAGCCATTTTAAAGTTACGAGTAGTCCAATCAATCTTGGAACGATTTTCTAGAAACCTGAATACAGGATCATCCGTTGGTACTTTTGCAACTTTTGAAAGGTATACAAAAAACGGTGATTCTTCGGGTGCTAATTCAGCAACCTTATCTGAAAAATCGTATAATCGGCGGCGATCAGGCGCTTGCCCAATACCAGCAGTAGCAGCAGCAGCTGTAATGTCATAACTGGATTTTACTCCACTTGTAACAGCCATGTGTTACCTCCTATTTTTGATTATATTAATTAGGGAATTCTCCCTGCTTGCCCAGCTTGCAAAATTCTATCCCAAGCGGAATCCTGTTCATTCTTTCTTGGTGCTTCACCACCCTGAAGAATCCCAGCAGTCCGTGGAATGCTTTGAGTTGCTTTAACTGCTTCCATATTTGGAGAAATATTATCAGTTCCTTTATTATAATGCTTCCGATAAACATCAATTAACAAGTCAATTGGTAATTGATCCCTCGGTGTTGTAGCAAAGTCAATAAAATCATTGATATCCTTTTCATCCTGCATGTTGTAGTTACTAGATAACTCATTGCGCAAATTCTGCAACGCAACTTGGCCTTGTATTTGAGACATATGTTGTCCAACAGCCTCATCTACTAAAGCCTTCTCCTGAGACGTCCTCATCTTATATGAGGCAGACTCCGGTTTATAATAGGCTTCCCATGGGTCAAAAGATGACTCGTCAACTGAGTTGGGGTCATCCTGTTCGCGTATAGTTTCCTGAGAACTTTTACCTTCTAATTTATCACGTATTGCCTCAACAACATCAGGTCTCGATTCGAGAACTTGTTGTAATTCAGACATCGGTTGAAGATTCTTATAGTCACCCTGAAGTTTTTCATAATCAGCCTTTTGTTTATCGTACATAGACTGAAACTTTCGAGTTTCATTTTCCCAATCAGTTCCATAATCAATCTGGCCCTCATCTCCTTCTTTAACAATTAAATTAGGTGGACGAGAATTGCCTTCATTAATGACAACATCCTGAACACTTGTGACTTCAGATGCCAATTCAACGTCTGGCATAGACACATCCAACCCATCACGGGTTGTTGCCTGAATATTACTTTCGGAACTATCAACTACACTATTTTGCACTTGATCTCCCATATAACCTCCTTTTAGATTTCTTCTTTAACTCACGACACCCGTAGATACCGCGAAGAAGTTAAACCTATGATTATTGTTTATTTTGTGCGCTCCCTTTCTTGGAGGAGCTCCCTTTATTCGCCTTTTGTACAGCTAACACAGCTTCGGCACGAACATCTGCTTTGTCAATCACACTTTCTAGTTGATTAATCTTGACTCTTTCCTTATACTTAGCGTCAGAGGCAATCTCGTTCAAATCGGTCTTAAATTTCTCAGTGATAACTTGTTTCTTAGCATGAACCGCTTCGCGGTCTGCTGTTTGTAAGTCACCAGTAAGCTCTTTTACTTGACCTTCTAGTTGTTGTATGTGTGACTGCATTTTCGCCATCATACCCTTGCGTTGCAATACACCTTCTTTGTCATAGATCTCTGTTTTCTTTAAGACCTCGACATCATCTATCAATCCTAACTTATACGCATCAAGATACATATTGTATTCTGCTATCTTGTTTGACGGTAAAGTCGATCCTGATATTATACGAACATCATGCTGACCTAATGATATATCATTATCAATCGTCTGCAGTTCGTTGGTTTTGTCATCATACAACCTATTATTAACTGCAAATTCAGTTAAGTCATTATTAGGTTGCACGATTCTAAATGTTTTTTGGAATTTATAATGTCCTTTTGCTATATTGTATATACATCTTCCAAGTTGGTTTAAGCTTCCCTCTATATCTTTTAATTTAGAACGACCACGGCTTTCTCCCATCTCCGAAAGCATAGCTGTTCCTCTTACTGTGTCAGGAGCTTTTTCCTTGAATCCCTGCATTAATTCAGGAATTCCAAAATTTAAATCTATATAATGTTCCACCCTATCTATTAAATGATAAAATTCGCCAGCAAGCGGTTGTGGTGCAGGAAAGTGTGGTTCTCCAAATTCTGGATTATATTCTAATACAGCATTTGGGTTAGCCCAATCTCTTTCCAATTGACCAACGTCATCTACGCTTCCCTCCGGGACAAGAAGCTTAAGACCAGCTGATGCTTGTGCATGGCTTAATGTTAAAGAAAAAAGTTTATTAATTAGCCTTTGTGAATCTTTAACCTTTGATACATCTGATTTTGGATATGGTGTATTTGTCCAAATATTTGGGACTGGTATTACGGGATAAACGTCAGTATTGAGGACTTGTTGATAAAGTAGGAACTGCCCCATTGTAGCTGTGACTTGAATGCGTGTTTGCTTTATTTCAACAGCTTCTACCAGCCCCGATTCTATTAAATGTGAATCTTTGTTGACAATCTGTTCGAAGGTTTCCATATCAACAACTTTTTCTTCACCGCTTTGCTTATTAAAGAGTCTGTAGTATGGAACCTTAACCTTCTCGAATCTTTCCAGTATTCTATATTTTTCAAACCCGGCACCATCTGAATCTTTTACCACATCCGGAGTAAATGATACTGAAGAATTTTTTCTACTTGAAGATGGATAATCATCTTCTTGTGTCATGGTATCTATTTCTGGTAAAGATTCTTCTATTTCTGGATATAGGGAAATAATCTGATCTTTTGTAAGTACTGTAGATAGAATAATAGAAGATGCATCGTCAAAATATCTATTTCTAGATGCAGGGTCGGTATAAACCCGAAATGGATTTAAGTAGGTAAATTTAACATCACCCCTGCCAAAGTCAGCTTCGGGGTCTATATATACATAAAAATATCCCATTCCGGTTATAGCATAATCATGAACAGCTTGCTTAAACTGCATGTCTCCATCGGAGATATCCCAACAGTATTCTAATATTGTTTTCCAAACTTGAGCAAGTTTGTTGTCGGAATCCTCTCTCCCAATAGCGGAAAATTTTGGATTCCTTGAGGTAAGCAAAGATTTGAGCTTATCAACAGCAGCGTAAACTCTGTCAATAATGAAATCACCCTGTCCAACAGCACCTAATGCAGCAGACTCTTCTTCTGTATAGTGATTTCCTAGGACAAAATCAACGGCATCTCTTGCCTCGGTATCCCACTCTGACCGAGCATCCCGCCATCTTCTCCATAAATCTAAATTCTTTTGCGCCTCATCTACCTGCGCAAAATCTTGTTCGCTAGCGATATCAAATCCCCCGAATACGTAAAGTTAACTTATATTATATAATATAAGCGTAAAACATGCATTTGTCAAGTCTTTTTTTTATTTTTTTTAAATTCTTTGACCAGTAATCCAACTTCTCATTATCTTTCTACCTAAAAATTCTTTTTTTGATTCAACCGTTTCCTCAAAATTCTCAGCATCAAATTTAACACTCAAGGGAGCTCTTGCGTTTATTACCGAATACCAAAGCCCATCAAGTATATCATCGTTCTTTGCTTTTGGGAAATGAAACATTTCGTCTACGAGATCACTATGCTGCTTCTTTATATAAAGCTTTCCCCTGTTTACTATTGGACAAAGAAGAGATTCCAATCTATCTTCTTTCTTAATACCAGAAGGCGGTCTAACACCGCGGGCTATCCCGGGAGCCATTTTTCTATCTTTACCAGATAATTCATTAACAGCATCTCGAATTATTCCCTGTGCCCCAACGTGTTCTACGTTTGCCCTTCTCATTGGTTGATATTCTTTTGCATATTGAAATATCTTTCTTGGCATATCATAAAGCGGTATATGCTCTCGGAAAATATCTATCACATAAATATTTTTATCACTATCAATACCAGAAACAACAATAACCTGATAATCATGTTTGGCGGAAGATTCGTAAGCCAAATCGACACCCATATAGACATTAACAGGGATAGCATCTTCTTTTGTAATAATATAGGCTTGATTGTTCTTACCTTTAAATTGTCCATCGAAATAATTAATCTTATCTATTTTAAATTTTGCACTCTCTAAATCCCTAGCATCATTCATATACTCTTGGGCAAACTTATGAAGCTGACCAACATACTCATAATCTTTTCTTATACTTGCTATCTTTTCCTTTGGGAAATAAGAAGGCCACAACGGCTTATCATTCTCTATTACCCTGTGAAATACCATTTCCCAAGTATAGTCTTCTTTGTTTTCCTTTGCTTGAAGATAACCATCGTATATTCCCTGCAAAGCAGAATCATAGTGGACGATTGTTCCTATAAGCCATATAGAACCTTCATTACCTTTAGACTCCTCAAGAGCCGGATACACCGTAGACATAAGCCATTCTTTAATTTCCTTACGTCTTTCCGGCGTTTTGGTATTTAATTCAGATTCAAAATCATCAAGAATAATTTTTGTATAACGAAGTCCGAGTTCTGATCTACCACGAAGTCTTTGACTTGTACCTTTGGCTATAATCCTATCGCCCTTAGAAGTGGTGATTTCTTTTTCAGTCCACTTATTGCCAACCATATCTCCAAAATAATAATTTAAGGCAGGGTTATACTCTAAATGGCTTTTAATATACTTAAGATGGTCAACCGCCTGTCCCTGTTCTTCTGATACCCAAGCTGCAAATTCATTCTTCCCTTTTGGATTAAAACACAACCTGTGCAGTAGAGCAGCTTTAGCTAAAGTAGATTTAGTATGTCCGCGAGGCAATACAAGACAAAGTCTTCTTATGGTACTATCTAAAAACAATCCTCCAACTTCATGGTGAAATGGAGCCGGCTTTGACTTCATAAAGTCCTCTGGAAGAAAAAGCTGGCCAAACGCAATCAGATCTTTAGAGACCATATTGAGTACACGCTCTTTTTCATTTAGATCATTTGGAATTATATTAAACTTTTCTATCGTACCAATCTCCATTTGGAATCTCTTCAAAAATGTCTACCATATCAAGAAGCTTCTGTCCGGCAACATATACCCAAGTTTTGATTTCATCTCCACTATCCATATTTACATTGACCTTCACCCTTTCGTAGAGGCCAACATTGATTCCTTCATACATATCATATTGGGCTAAATCCTCGCTAGTTACATCATGAACCTCAACAACCGTTCCCTTACCTTTGTAATCCTGTATCATGGCAGGAAACTTTTGATGGCCGGGATAAACAAGCGAAGTATTATCTATTCTACCAGTATTCTTATCTCCGTTTCTAAGTGTTCCATATACAGCTAGTTTCATTCCTAGACTACGTCCCACTCTTTTTCATGTATACCATTTTTCTTACTATTTTGTACAGGATTCTTTTTAACGCTTCTCTTGCTCTTCAATTCCATTGATTTTATAAAAAAACTCTCTGGAGGGTCGATTCCGCCTATAACCTTTTGAACAAGATTTTCAGCAACCTTATTGTTTATCACATAATCTTCCAAAGCACCTTTTAATTTACTTTCTTTTAAATCATTATGTACTTTTAGTACTAAATCAAATTTAACTGTTTTCATCACGATTCTCCATAATTGAATATTAATCCGGGCATTTTTATTTCAAAGTTTTCATCATAAGATGAAAAGCATTCACAACATTCTACAGAAAAATAATCTTCTGAGACGTTGTACCATATAGATGTATGCTCCCACATTGAGAACCCACATATCATACAATATTTATTTTTCGACTTCTCTCGAAGCTTCAATGAGTTTTTTTGAATTTCCGCCTTGGATAGCATCTAGTTGCTCCTTTGTAAATCCTTGAAATAACGTAACAGATTCAGTTCGCTTATCGGTTTCCATCATGCCGCTTATTTGCATTAGTGTTTTAATGGCTTGTATCTTATCTTTATCTTGAGCGCTTCTATTATCTATAACAGATTTCATTTTCTCAAGTAAGTACAATGGAGTTATCTCAGCTTCGTGTAAAACCTTGTCTACTTCTTCTCTAATCAAATTCTTAACCCTTTCGGTACTTAATAAAATCTTACCTTGGTAATCTGCATACTTTTCATTATTGGTTGGGTATGCCTTAATAAATGCCTCGGAGATGCCATCACCCTGTGCAACGTACTTAGCAAACAAGAATTCCCTTCTAGTGGGTTTCTTTCTATGTATCTTTTGTTGGTACAGAGAAGTTTCGTCAGATCCGAAAGAATACATATTCTTCCTAAGCTCTCCTTCCATCTTCATTCCATCTCTACAGACAAAAGAGCCAATAGCTGTCCTAATATAGTAATTACACACGCCCGTAGACTGACTGTTTCTAAGCTCACCCCGCTTTAGAACTTGACAGACTTTTCCGTCGTCAGTCGTTACCCAGCTACCTTCGGTGCCATCCCTCCAATTGCGAGTTAATTTGTCATCAGGACAGTATTGGCGAAACTCCTTCTTATCATCATATACCCTGTGCTCAACGTTTTTTATTTTGCGAACAAGCATATATTATAATATAATCCTTAAATACGCTTTTGTCAAGTATTACCTCGCAATACTTCTTAATTCCGTTGGGCCAGAACTTATACTAGATTTGCTTCTTATGAACGGTGAATGACATCCCCCGCACCTGTAAACAGGAAATTCATTAGAGCTTGTAAAGTATGTAGCATCGGATGGTTTAAGATTCTTGCTTCCACATGAAGGACAAACATTGTTATCCATCAATACTCCAAGGTTTGGATGATTCTTGATGTATGGTCGCAATTTAAGATAAAGCTGTTCCAAGCCCACAACATCACCTTTGTTGTATTTAAGCATTTCAGCTAATCTTTCTTTATCACCATTCATGCAATCAATCCACAATTGAAACTCAGTCTTCAATTTCTCCGAAAGACCGAATGTCTTAGTAAGGTAATCTTGCTTATTAGAACTAAACGCGAATTCCCTTCTTGCAATCTTAAGAGTGTCTATTGATTTATATGGAGATGGTGGATTCATATCATTAAGTATGAACCTCGCATTAAGCTTCCTTATATCAAACCGATCACCGTTGTGAGCAATTACAATATCAGCTTCATCAATCAGCTTCCACACAGAATCCAATATTCTTTTATCATCCCTAGCAACCGCTTCCTCTGGGGTAAGCACGTCAGACAGGACATTTTCGTCATAAAGCCATTTGGCAGCCCAAGAGAGGACATACCAAAATTTTTGTTTACCAGCCTTATCTTTTACAATATTGGTGTGAGGAACATATTGCTTCCCAAAATCCCATACCCATACAGGCATAGGAGTTGTTTCTATATCAAAAATCAATATCTTAGGAAGAAGTCCGGTATCGGTTACATCGGTGGGTCTAGACCATCCCATGGATTCTATTTTACGAGTAACAGATTTATATGTACGCATAAACCCAGAAGCGTCCAATTCGAAACAAAGGTCTTTAACGCTTTTCATCGTCCTTGTATACTGACTTATTATACTCATTTCAGATTTAGTCCACTTCATAATAATCCCTTTCTCTTTCTTCCGCGATTAATTAAAAACCAACTTGTTTTAAGAATCAATCTTAAGAATAATGATTCTAC